GATGTTACTGTAGCAGTAGTGGTGTTTGCATATGTTACGCTACCAGTAGTAGCAGACGTTACAGTATAAATTCCGTTATAGCCATTAGGAACCATACCTTTGACAGTGATTGTTTGACCAATAGTGAATGGTAGTCCTAACCCTGGATTAGGATTGTTAAAATTTACTGTTACGGTAGCACTATTGCCAACTGCACCTGTTACTGTATATGCTGTGTTACCCGGTGCATCTGCTAGTTTTCCAAAACTAATACTTCCGCCCAACCCAAATACTGCATATAATTCATTAAAATTACTATTAACTTTATTAAATGATTCGCGGATGCTATCCCCAGTTCCGTCGTTGCCTTGAATACCGATATCAATTATTTGTTGTGTCATTTATTAAACTCCGAAACTACTTCCGCATCCGCAGGTTGTTGTTGCATTAGGATTCTTTATAGTAAAACTACTACCCATTATATCATCTTTATAATCTATCTCTGCACCTGTTAAGTATTGCATACTCATCGAATCTACAAGTACTTTAAATTCGTCTATTGGGACTTCAAAATCGTCTTCATTTTGTACTTCGTCAAATGTAAAACCATAACTAAATCCACTACATCCTCCACCTTGTACATAGGTACGTAATGCTAGTTGTGGATTTCCTTCTTCTAATAGAAGATCTTTAATTTTTGTTTTTGCTGATTCAGTTAACGTGATCATAATAGTCCTCGATTGAGTATTTATCAAAGGCATTTTATAACCTTAATGTAAATACATATATGTACATGGGCACAGAATTTAAACAAACACAACACGTTAGGACTAGTAAGCGTGGTAAACATCACACCTATATGCGTAAGAAAACTGTTATAGTATTTCGATGTGATAATTGTCAGGAAGTTTTTAAACGTGATAAAGGAGATATGGATCCAAAACGTTTAAGTAATAATTATTATCATGTGTGCGCTGATTGCGACCCTAAAAAGTTTGCGCAAAGTAAAGGTGTCGAAAGTAGACGTGTTTGGGATATGCCAGTGAGTAGTTTAAAAACTATCGGAGGTTTGTAGGTAATGCTGTTTCGACAATATCCCAATCAATAATTCGCCATTGATTTTTAAGATATTTTTTCTTATCACTGCCGTAGTCAAGCAACCAGGCATGCTCCCACCAGTCAATTAATAACACGATGTCTAATTTGATTTGGTGATTTTTAATAGTTTTGATACTACCGTCTCTAGCAAGATAGACCCACCCACTACCTTGAATTTTCATTGCTTCGGATTCAAATTTATCTACAAAATTATCAAAAGTTTTAAAATGCTTTTCAATAAATTCTAATATCTTACCAGAAGGTTTATTACTAGATTTAGGTGCTTGAAATTGTGGAAAATAGATGCTGTGCAAAAATGCACCTGCTTCATTAAAATCTGAATCACCTTCGCCTTTATTATAACGATCAACATAGCCTTTATATAGTTTACCATAGTGTAAATCTATAGTATCTTCGCTTAATACTGGGTCAAGATCATCACGTTTATAAGGTAATGGATCTTGAGTAAGGGTTTTAGGAGTATGTCCTTCGTTTAAAGTAATATGACGGATAAAATTATACATAGTGTAATATTTATTAGAATAAATACCACGGAGGATAATATACCATGATTAAATTTATCAAAAGTTTTTTTAAGAAACCATCAGTAGAAGTACAACCAGAAGCTCCTTACAAAGTTGAAGCACCGGCAGATCCTATTGTTAAATTAGGGCCAGAACCAACTAGCGAAGTTAAAGAAAGTACTCCAGTACCTACCATTACAGCGTCTGCTGTAGTTGAATATGTACCAAGTACAGAAAGTAAACCAGCTAAAAAACCGAGAGCACCTGCAAACCCAAAAGCTGAAAAAGCACCCAAGGTTGCTAAAGCACCGGCTGTTAAAAAGCCACGTGCTCCACGTAAGCCTAAAGCAGAGTAAGTTCTTTAGCTTGTTGGTATAAGGCAAAACTAGCTAGGTTTTTGCCTTTACTCTCCGCCATGATATCGTGTGTGTTAAGAAAGCTCAGTGCCCACTCATTAACTGCGTTGTTCCAATAGAAATCACTATGGGCCCGAAGTTTTTGCTTACGGTATCCAGATTCTAGCAATAATTTATAATCAGGCATTACTGTGGGATCGTGATCCACAAGATAGTCTTCACGAGATACTGAGTAATGACAAGTAGGGCGCACACCCCGCCAGCTATCCACAACACGCTTAACACGATCGTCTGACGAAAGGATATATTCCCCCTCGCGAATCCAATGATGGTGTATATCAAGCACAATAGGCAAAGTATCTGTAAGAGTTAGACAGTCATTTAACCCCCATGAGTTTTCTTCGTTTTCGATTGTAATACAGTTGCGGGCTTCAGGCGATAGTCGTTGATAAGCCAACCGGATACCTTCGGGGCCTTGGCGACCTGAGATGTGAACATTAATTTTGAAGTCTTGGAACTTTTGTCCAAAACCCATCCAACGGGCCATGTCAGCATGATATTCAAACTCCTCTATTGAACGATTTACAATATCTGGATTATCGCTAGCCAGCACAGTAAACTGACCAGGATGAAAAGAGAGACGAACGTTGTTGTTACGAGCAAGTTCACCAATTTGATAAAAATGTGTTTCGAGGTAATTGATTGTGGCAGGTAAGCGCCAAAAATAACTCCAACTAGGCTCAGTGTATGCAGGTAAAAGATCGCTTGATAACCTAACCATGCGTAAGTTGTCATCTAGTGTTCCTACTCTTTCTACAAGTTTGCGGGTAGATTCGATATTTTGAACCATTAAGTCCCATAGTTTTTGTTCGGCTACTTCACGAGTTTGGCGTCGAAGCCAAGTTATTGTAGTAGTTCCAGTATTAAATTGTTTACAATCATCAGTGATTTTAATACCATCTGTTTGATGTTCAAAGTCAATCCATTTACATGCAAATCCGATTTTAGCCATTCCAATGCCTTATAACGCCTGAGATAATAAAAATATTTGTAAGTATGTATGATAACACAATACAGGTACGAATGCAAGCAATACGGTCCGATTCCTCGTCCGTATCACCCGATTTTTCTCCCAATGCTTTTGCCCAAAGGCGCCAAAGTTTACGAAAGTAAATCTTCATTCCACTCGCGGTGCCCTTCTCTAAATGCCATGTTAGCCTGAGTTTCACGGACTTCCACACGATAGCACCAAAGACGACTTGCTTCGCTTGGACCCCACATGTCCGGAATATAAACACCATTGATATACTTGTAAAGCATATCCGACAAACCTTCACATCCTAATTTTGGCAGGATAGTTAGTTTTGCCATTTTCTTTTCTTGTAGTAGTTTAAAAGTTTCCAATTCAGGATCATCTTCTGCTACTAACAATGTATGATCGAATTGATCTTCTAAGATTTTTTTGAGCTCTTTAAGTCCACCGTAATCAGCCGCCCAATTTCGAACGTCTAAATCGTTAGTTCCAAAATAGAACTTCATTGAAAAGCTATATCCGTGAATAGTATTACAGTGACTATCTGCTCGCCACTGTCTGTATGCGCATGGGAATGCATCTACATATTCTTTTGTGCTTTGATATTTGTATACTACTGGTTGTAGTGTTGTCATTGTTGTTTTCCTTTATTAACAATGACATGCAGAATTTATATTGCGGGATGAATGTCTAAGGCCGCATAATGTAATTATACGTTTTTATAACAACAAATCAAGTTTATTGATTAACAATTGCACCAAAAGGAAACCATTGTCCTGGTGTTCCGGATACTGTGCATATCCAGCCAACATAACTGCCAACTCCTGGTTGTGTGTTGTAGCAAATGTCTCCAACCATAAATGTTCCTGTAATAGGAGCACTTGTACCATTGGTAAATCTTTTTCCGCCGATACTAACGTCACCTTGAACTGCAAAATTAACTGTTGGATCTGGATTGTTTATATTAACACTTAGCGGTCCAAATACTTTAACTGGTCGAGTTTGTAATCTTGTATCACCGATACTGATTTGATTACTATTACCATTTATAATTGTTGTCAATGCTGAAGTAATATTAATATTATTATTTGAATTAATTTGGGTATTGCTAATGGTTAAACTATTCACACCGTCATTTAGCACAATATTTTTAACCAATAGATCACTTTCCAAAGCAGTGATGCTATCTAAGAATTTCGCAGGACCGCTAACAGTAAGATTCTGTAAACTTCCTAATGTTGTTAGATTACTGTTAACAACTGTAGGACCTAAAGCTCCTCCACTTATTACAGGTTTACCGTCTATGTAATAACATTGTTCCGGACCCAAATCGAAACTTTCAGTAGTCCATAATCTATCAGGACCATTCATCATAACCAACTGACGAGTATACCCAGTACCTGACCAAACTAGACCTAATCCATAGATAGATTGATCAGGATTTGCACTAAATTGTAATGGATGATTGCGATCAATCCTGATATCAGTTTGTACAGTTGTTGCAAATAGTGTACCGTATACATTTAGAGCTCCGCCACCGTATACTGGATCTCCGATATTTACTACACCATTATTTTTAACAGTAATACGAGCTAAGTTATCTGTAACAATGGCAACATCGTTATTACTTTCTGCACCGAATGTAGCCAATCCAGGAACAGGACTACCAATTACAATACTGACATTGTTGTCAATAATATTAATCGAAGCACTAGGTTCAGATGTTCCTAAACCTAATCGATTGCTTATGGTATTAAAATGTGCAAATTCACCAATTGCAACATCGCCGTTGACAGTTAAAGACTCTAAATTGCCTAATGATGCTAAATTACTAGATGTAATAGTTGACCCTAGTTCAGTTAGACTTAGTACTTGAATCCCATCGATATTGTATGTACTTCCAGGACCTGTGTCATAATGGCCGTTAGTCCATATTTTTCCACCGCTACGATACATTAAATGTGCTGTACCGTTATCCCATGACCAACTAAGACCTTTCCCATTAATATCGGATTCGGCACTACCTTCCCAAATGCCAGTTGATACATTTGATGCCGGTCCGGGTTCGCCTTGTGGCCCAGGAATACCTTGTGGTCCGGGTTCGCCTTGCGGCCCAGGAATACCCTGATCTCCTTTAGGGCCGACTAACCCGCCTTGATCTGTAATTAAATTCTTAGCATTAATAGTATCTACATTAAGTGTTCCGTTAATATTATAGATACCGGTATGAGTAAATGTACCAGTGGAATTAGCTAATTCCAAATTTATTAATTGTAAGATACCGTCCTGTATTGATAATTGGGCCATGAATAAATACTCTCTTTGGAGTATTTATCCATGTTTTGGAAGCTTATTGTACTTTGAGCAATATAGTATCTTCGTTAATACGACCATTCATCATTGTATCTGTAGCATTAATAGTATCCAAAAACTTACGCAATTGTACTTTACCTGCGGCTTTAAACTCTTTAAGTTTTTCCTCCGGTTTACGTACAGTCTTTTGAACACTTAACATTTCACTAAAACCAGTAATGGTAGTGCCTTTAACACCTAAATCCTGATATTCGGCAGCCACATACTTGCCCAATTTACGTGTCTTGGTATTGAAGATCCAAAGTTCCTTGGCACCGATAATGTCAGTAGGATTAATACTAACCAATTTCAAAGGTTCATTGCTCTTCATGTATTTTAATTTGGCAACAATTTTATCTTTTGGTTGTGCTTTACGAGCTTTTGGCTTACGATTTGCTTTGGCTTCTTGTCCAAGCATATCACATGCGCTCATAATTTCTTGATAAAATGTAATCAAATTACGAATTTGTTTCTTTGTACGATGGGCGTAACCTTCACGTAACTGCTCATCTGCATTTCCGGATGCCAACTCCTCCAGTTCAGCTAAATCCCTGCTATAGAGGGTTTTAATAACCCTAGCGTGGGCGGCTTTGACTTCTTTGCCCTTGAGCAAATTAAGCATTTTGAACGCTTTTGGATCAAATGTTTCTGGATCTGTTTGGAAGCCTTCAATAGCATCTTCAATTTCTTCAGTCATTCTGTAAGCAGTTTCACGCAAACGATCCTGAATGCTGGGTTGTACTACTAAGGGTTTAGTTTCAGTAATCTCAACTTCTTCAATATCGTTTTTACCTGCTTCGATGACTGCAACAATTTCTTCACGCAACCATGCACTAGTATCGCGACCTTGATTAAAATCTGCACGAATAGAAGGCATACCGCGAAGAAGATTACTAGCGATAGCACCCATTGTTACACCACAACGATTATCTTTGGTACGTTTAAAATTGGCAATGTCTTCTTTAGTACAGCCAATACTAGTCATCCATTTGATAACTGCGGGCTTTAAATCCTTGCCCGAAAATTCCAAACGGTAATAATTCATAGATTCACGAAACTTTGATGCAAATTGCTCTGCTGTTAATGTTTCGTGTCCTTCCCAAACTGGACTGTGATCTTTTGGTGTACGACTTTTAGTTGCTGTTTTAGCCAATTTCTGCTCCTGTTTTATTAAACAATATACATATTATATACTCAAAATACAACTAAGTCAACAATTTTTATAAAAAAATTTGTTGTAAAGGTACAACAATAAATAAAACACAAGGAAAATTATGGATTTTACACCCGGAAAACCGATTCGAACATACGCAGAAAACGGCGCTTGGAGAGATTGGAGCACAGATGAGTTAGTCGGCGCTAAATTGAATTTTTTGCCAAACTGGAAATGCGGTGCCGGTGTTGATAGTTTATACATAGATATGGATGGTTTTGTATGGACTGCCAGTTGTCGCGTTGGTGGGCAATTAGGAAATGTATTTGAAGATTTTCGAGTTCCTGAAGATTGGATAGATTGTAAACGTAATGTATGTAGTTGTGGTGCAGATTTGTTTATCCCTAAAACTAGTAAAATTGAGTTTAAAAATATGTTGCGTAAAAGCAACGGTATGGAAACAGAATCTGATAAGTGTGATAATACATTAACTGATTTTGTTGCAATGGAACGTACTCATGCTAGTAATCAAAAACAAGTGTATTGGGAATTAGGTCGTCGCTGTAATTATGATTGTAGTTACTGTTGGCCGTGGATTCATAAT